ATTCTAGACAAAAACGGTTGCACAAATATTCAACTATTTGAACTTCCAGAACCCATGAACAAACTGGATGCACTAAGGTATCTCAAAGAGCAGAATCTTACAGGTGATGCCGGATATGCAGTGGATGCTAAACTTGCAGAAAAAATGCGCGAAGCTAAAAAAGGTGAACTGCGTGTAGGTTTTGATCTTGCAGAAATTCGTGCTCGCAAGCAAGAACCTGTTGAAGCATAGAATTCGTTGACTAAATATTTTAATGTTCAACGATGAAATCAGCAAAATTATAGAAGAAAATGACATTGCTAGCGTGGTAATAGATGTGTGTGCTACACTTTACCACAACGGCATTGACTACGTTCATGTAGGTGGACTAATGCGTTTGTTGGGTGTAAGTGACGAACAAGCAACACAACACGATGATGTTTATTTTCAATTGGACAATGATTTTGCACAAAAACTTGCCGAAATGGATGCAATCGATGAAGCATATGACGAAGAAATTGCCAAAGAAAATCAAACCCCTCCAACAATTCACTAATTAATAAAGTTTTTCAACAAGGAGAAAAATATGTCAAGTCATGACACACTAAAAGAGCAGATGGAAGTCTATCTGTCAGAGAACGAAAAATTCTCAGAGAAAGGTGTAAAAGCCGCATCAACTCGTGCTCGTAAAGCACTTCAAGAAATTGCCAAGGCGTGTAAAGCTCGTCGTGCTGAAATCACAGAAGAGAAAAACGCTCTCGATGCAGCCAAATAACTTCACAAGAACCATTGTCGAAGATCCAGATCATCCAGGAGAACTACTCCTGGACCTGGGGGACGAGCTGTGTGAGCAGATGGGCTGGAGCGAGGGAGACACTCTTGAGTGGCAACAATTGGAGGATGGCAGATGGAGCCTGAAGAAGATCACATCACAGTCAGAGTACAAGACAACACCGTAAATTGGGCAGACTCGATTACACTGGATACCAGTTGGTTAGAAAATGATAATATAGTTTTTCATGAATCTCCAAGCGGTAAAATAACACTGGAAGGCAAAGATGCCGATGTAATCATTGATGGTATCAGTCTCAAGGACACACTCAAAGGCTTGAACGATCGTTTGGCTATTCTTCAAGTCAATCCTGCACTAGAAGCAGAGTTTGACGAACTACACGCCCTAGGCGAACAATACAGAGCATTGGAGCGTAAACTGCTGGAAAAGAAAGCAGTGTGGGACACTCTTAATAAATGAAACATTTTCTACCTCTAGTAGAATTTCATGTTACCAACAGTTGCAATTTTAATTGCACTGGCTGTAATCATTTTAATAATTACACATTCAAAGGTCATCAGCAGTGGGATGATCTCAAACATATATACGCCGAATGGGCCAAACGAATAGATATTGGGAGGTACAGTATTATAGGTGGGGAGCCTATGCTGGTACCCGATATAAAGAAATGGATTGTGGGGTTGCGAGAATTATGGCCTGACTCAGATGCTCTCATACTTTCAAATGGCAGTCACGATAAAAAGTTTGATAAACATTTTTTCCAGATTCTCAAAGACACTAACACTAGATTGGATCTTGGGCTACACAATCTTGATAGACTGGATTCGGTTATGAACATGGTGTTGCGTAATGTTGAACATCCGGTGGATATAACTCGAACTCCTAAAAACTTACAGGATATTCCTGGATTTAATGAAAATTGGAAATCTAGTTATCAACAGATTAAAGATGCAAGTTGGCCAAATTGCGACACGGTTGATCATTGGGATAAGTTACCAGAATTTATTCGAAAAGAGTGTGCAGAAATTCACAACTTCAGTCCTGCTATTCTAGCCGAACAAAGAAAAAACTACATTATCAAAGATGCAACTGGTTACATTGTACACATAGATCAAGAAGACTTTTTTAGCACACCTACGTTTATAGAAAGACCGGACCACAACAATTTTACATTACATAACAGTGATCCTGTGACAGCACACACTAATTGTTATGCAAAATATTGTCACTATATGATGGATGGCAAACTTAGCAAGTGTGGACAGAGTGTTTTGTTCAAAGAGTTTGACAAACAATTTGAATTGGTGCTCAGTGAAAGTGACCGAGAACTAATGCTTTCATATCGCGAGCTTTTGCACGACGATAACGAAACTGTGTTCGATCAGTTCATGAAAAAAATTAGAGATCCTATTCCTCAGTGCAAGTTTTGTCCGGAGTCTTTGGAATTTAAAAAAATTAGTGCAGGGCCGGGCAAAAACCGATTTGGCAGAAGGAAACCCAATGGAAGTTAATTACGCTCTAATTCCAGACATTTTAAAGGTGTTGCAAAAAGACGTTGGCAATTTGCTTACAACTCAGAATGGTCGTAACATTGGTGTTGGTGCGGTAAGCAAAGCCAAATGGATGGGCGAAGGCTGGATAATGTGGACAGATCATTTTAGAACGCCCAGCCATGGAACAACCGTAAAAGCCTTTCTTAGTTTTCATGATCCACATCAAGAAACTATTTTCCGAATAAAACATCCTCATCTCTTGTCCAAAAAGTAATTCTACAGTATACTAGTATAAATTGAATATCGGAGGGTTATACATGACCATGCATCTTGCTCGCGGGTTCAGCACACTTAACACTCGCAAGCCTCAGCAGAAAAAACTAACATCCGCGCAACAAGCAAAACTAGCTGAAGAACATCGTGCTTACAATAAGCGTATGAAACAAGCAGGACGTCACAATGAGCGTGTTACATTTGAGGAGTATGTTAATCGTGTTCACGGCAAAACTACGACTAAACGCAAACAAGAGCATCTGGCTCCGGCAGAAGTTAAAACGTTTACACCCAAGGCTTCGGGTTATAGACGGGAGACTCCAACGTATCAGAGTGGCGCTCTATCAAAAGGATTCGCACCCCTTCCTGAAAAGAAAACGTACACTGGTACTCTTGTAAAAGGCATTGCCACCATGCACAAGTCAAATGCTGTGCCTGTACTCGGCGAAGAAGATGCCCGGGCTATTAGTCAGATGCGTAGAAACTAACTAAATAAAGGATATGGCAATAGTTCTCGATAATCCAGAACGTATTACGTTTTTCCATAATAAAAGAGCAGCTGGAACTAGCATATCTATCTGGCTAACCAGCAATTGTAATGGTTATAAAGTAAGCGGAAAACATCAAAGTTTTGGCACAATGGTAAAAGGTTTCAACGAAATGAGCATTGATCGATCCGAAATTGGTTTTAGTTTTGGTGTGGTAAGAAACCCTTGGGATAGATGTGTAAGTGCGTTTTTTTACGAAAAACAAAAAATCGAGAACAGAATAATAAGAGCTGAGCAAGGTAGTACAAAACATGGTAGTGTTGAAGGACTAGTTGGAGCTAGATCACACTATAACATGGATTTTGCTGATTGGATTTTGAAAAATCAAGATTGGGGTTATTTGGTTTTGTCGCAAAAAGACTTTTTTTCAAATGACATAAATTTATTACTGCGTTACGAAAACCTTTTGGATGACTTTCATTTAATCCAGGATAAAACAAAATGCAACATTGAGCTCCCTTGGATCAACAGCAGTGATAGAAACAATTACCAAGATTACTACACACCTGAAGCCAAAGATTTAGTAAGCAAAATGCTCCAAGAAGACATAGTAACCTACAATTACGAATTCTAATCGATGGCAAGAAACTAGTGTCAAAAGTGTTAATAGCAGGAGTTTGACTTACCAGAGACACTTATTTAATAAATACTGTATGCGTGAATATATCAAACTTGTAGAAGCCAGCACCCGTCCTGCCAAACTAGAAACCAATCCTCTTCCTTATAAAAAGGATGAACTAGAACCAGTTATGAGTGCGGCAACCATAGACTATCACTACGAGAATCTTGCTCGAGGTTATGCTGAACGTTTCAATAAAGACCAGGGCAACCGAGATTTCAATCGTGCTGGCAGTTTCTTGCACAACATTTTCTTTCCACAACTGAGACCGCCAAAATCTCCTAATCGTCCCAAAGGTGCTAGTCTGCAACTTATCGAAGAGGTACATGGCGACTACGATGCTTTCAAACAAGCAGTAAAAGACGAAGCTATGAAGATTCAAGGTTCGGGTTGGGTTTATATGAGCACTTCAGGTGATATTAAAACCATCAAAAATCATGCTGTTCGAACAGACATAGCATTGCTTATAGACTGGTGGGAGCATGCATGGGCTCTTGACTATCAATCAGATAAAGAAAAGTATCTCGACAACATCTGGAAAATCATCAACTGGGACGTGGTCAATCAGCGTCTGTAAATCTTATTGCTATAAATAATTTGTAAAAGGAATAAGATAGAATGGCTCGACAAAACATCAATCTCGGTACTTCTCCAAATGACGGATCTGGAGATACACTGCGTTCGGCATTTGACAAAGTGAATGACAACTTTATTGAAGTATATGCATCAGGCCCTACAGGTTCTAATATTGTTATCAGCGGCAGTACAATTTCAGCAAATATAACTAATGCAAATATTGCTCTAAGCCCAGATGGAATTGGCAAAGTTGTGGTCAACAGTGATATTGTTCCTGACACAACAAATCTTCGTAGATTAGGCAACGCAAATTTGACATTTCAAGGTGCGCATTTAGGCAGTGGAGGCTTGGTAAGTGCTGGACCTATACATGTTCCGCAATACGCTAATGCGACTGTGCGAGATGCAACTATTACAACCCCCTCAACTGGAATGATTGTTTTAACTGGTACTACTTTTCAAGGTTATAATGGAAGTAGTTGGGTAGACTTCAACTAACCAATTAAATTGTGCTAAATACTCTAAATAACAGAGGATTCCCATGGCACGTCAAGTAATAAATGTAGGCACAAATGCAAATGATGGAACTGGCGACGGTTTACGAAACGCCTATATCAAATGTAATGAAAACTTTGCTGAATTATACAGCAGAGTAAATGCATCGGTGCCTAGTTCCAGCATTGGAAGTGCTGGAGACAGTGTAGGCGATATTGCTGCAAATGCAACTCATCTTTATGTTTGTTTTCAAGATTACGACGGAAGTAGTATTATTTGGGGCAGAGTTTCGTTAGATACGAGTTGGTAAAATATGGCACAACCACAGTGGACAACACCAGCAGGTAGTTTAGGAACAATAGCAGAAGGGTTGTTCTTTAATGTGCCTGTAATCGCCGAAGATACTGACGGTGGCACTGTAAAATATATTCTTATTGCAGGCGAACTTCCTGAAGGAATCCAAGTTAGAATCAATGGCACTATCGAAGGAGTCCCGGTTCCGTTTGCTAGAATACAGGGTGTGCCATCAGAAGTAGGTGAAGATGTTGTTAGCAAGTTTGCTATTCGAGCTTATGTCGAGGAAAACGGCACAACAAGAATAAACGATAGAACTTTTAGCCTTACTGTTACAGGACAAGATATACCTGAATTTACTACCCCAGCAGGTAGCTTAGGCACATTCTATGATGGAGATGTTGTAAATCTTGATATTGAGTTCACAGATCAAGATCCAGATGACACTGTAACGGTAAGCATCGAGTCAGGGGAATTGCCTCCAGGATTAAGCATAAGTTCCACAGGCACCATTTCTGGATACATTGAACCAGTTGCTCTGCTGCCAGAAACTGCTATTGCAGGATTTGACAGAGAAAACAGTGACTACGACGAATTTCCTTTTGATTTTAGTTCGAGAAGTGTTAGCAAAAATTATCAATTTACAGTTCAAATTTCTGACGGAAAAGATCAAAATTTAAGAACATTTACCATGTTTGTTGTAAGCAGAGACAGTCTTACAGCAGACACTTTGGATTTCACTGGCGATAACAATGATATCACAGCCGATGTACTGAGTCAACGTACACCATTTATTTTAAACTACCCAGCAGCAACAGCTACCACAGCAGCTGGTTTCATAGGTACATTTAGACATGATAATTTCTTTGCATATCAAGTGCAAGGTTTGGATCTAGATGGAGATCAGATTGAGTTTGAAATTGAAACCGGAGATAGTGCAGATGTACCTCCTAATCTAGTATTTGATAGAAATACAGGATGGTTAAGAGGGTTTTTCCCAGATCAGGGTGCTACTGAAATAAATTATAGTTTCAGAATTAGTGTATACAAAAAAGATAATCCCAATATAGTAAGTGACCTTTACAACTATAGTATTACCATTCTCGGCGATCTATCCAGTGGCGTTTCGTGGCTCAATGGCACACTTGTTTCAGGAACCACTGATGTTTACAGTCTAGGGCCAATTAACAGTGGTTCTATAAGCGATTTAGCAATAGAAGCAAGTACACCAAGTGATAAACTTTTACAATTTAGATTGAAACCAGGCACTTACCCAAGCACTCCTGGTGTTTACAACAAATTGCCACAAGGTTTAGAACTATTGCCCAGTGGCGAAATTGCTGGACGAGCTAGTTTTAATACCTTTACACTCGATAGCGGTACAACAACATTTGACCAAGCAAGATCAACTCGATTGAATATCGATCCCACTACTTTTGATCAGCAGTTTGACTTTACAGTAGAGGCATACACATCGGATGGATTGATCAGTGTTTTTAGAACGTTTAGAATCTTTTTAAACAGAAGTTATAATACTCCATACGAAAGTTTGTATATACAGGCAATGCCTCCTGCAGAAGATAGAGCCTTAATTGATAGTTTGTTACAAAATCAAGACATTATTCCGCCAAGTAGTTTATATAGAAAAGATGACCCATACTTTGGTGTAGCAAGAGATATCAAATATGTACATGCTTTTAGTTTAGACAGTGCCACTTTAGATGAATATGTGCAAGCATTGCAACTAAATCATTTCCGCAAGCAGTTGGTTGTAGATGGTATTGCAACTGCACAGGCCTTAGATGCCGATGACAATATTGTTTACGAAGTAGTATATGCAGATATTATAGACACAGGTGTTAACAGTAGCGGCGAAAGTCCACCTCAAAGTGTGGAGACAGCTTTTCCTATAATTGATTCAGATGGTAGCACTGAAACACAAACAGTGTATCCAAACAGTTTAATTAACATGCGAGATCAAGTAATCGACACTGTTGGGCAAACAAACACAATTTTGCCACTGTGGATGACCAGTAAACAAACCAACGGAAGAGTGTTAGGTTTTACTCGTGCGTGGGTGATAGCTTACACCAAACCGGGAGAAAGTGCAAAAGTTGCCTATAACATTCGCGAACAGTTTGGAGAAATACTCAATCAAGTGGATTTTGATGTTGATAGATATATTTTAGATAGAAGCATGACCAAAAACTGGGTGCCAAACGAAGACAGCACCGACGGCGGCAATTGGTTACCTGCAAAACAAACCACTTTTAATTACGACCAAAACACAAATCCAACTAGCAGCGCAGATGAAACTACATTTGACGGTACAAGTTTACGATTTACCAGCCCGGTGGATAATTATGAGTTTACAGATAGATATAATAAATATCTAGTGTTCCCAAAAACAAACATATTAGGATAGGAAAAAGATGCAAGTAACATCAACCCAAATAACATTGATACCACGTATCCCATTGCAGGTCAAGACAATGACAGCCAAGGATTCCGTGATAACTTTACAAATATAAAAAGCAATTTTGAGTTTGCAGAAACTGAAATTGATGATTTGCAAAGTAAAGTACTTTTGAAAAGTGCTTTAACAGGTACAACACTAGACAATGATCTAAACGGAGCATTGTTAGAAAATGCTAAATTACAAGGTTTAAGATTTACCAAAGTGGATAATGCAAACACAACTGGTAATGTTAGTGTTGATTTTAGTACCGCAAATTATCACAAAATTGGTACGCTAACTGGTAATATTACACTAGGATTTACAAATATTCCGAGTGCCGGTAACTATGCAGAATGGATAGTCGAATTAGCACAAGGTTCTACACAATACACAGTTACTATGCCTAGCTCAGTAGCAGTTGGAAATGCAGTAATCCAGGGAAACGATGCAAATAATGTTATAACGTTTAACAAAGAGGGTACTTATGCACTAAAGTTTAGTACAAGCAACGGCGGTACAACCATTGGTGTGGAAGATCTTTACCGCAATAATGATCCAATATACCTACCAAGTGCAGAAGATCTTGCGGCCAGTGGCGCAGCAAGCCTACTTAAAACAACTAGTTACTTTACCACAGCGGCTGCCGAAACAAGTACACTGGCAGCAGGTAACGAAGGACAAGTTAAAGTTCTTGCGGCGGTAGATATTACCAGTGGTGATATGATTACAACAGTAACCAATGCTGGCTGGAAAGCATCAGGCACTGGTACGGTTACATTTGATGAAATTGGACAAACAGTAACTCTACTCTATGTTAATAGTAAATGGTTTGTAATCGGCACAGGCCCGGGTGCAAGCAACGGATTGCCTACTCTAGGTTAACCAAAACACTTGACTTGAAGACTCCTATGCACTATTATATACTGTGTATAGGAGTTTTTTTATGAACGTAGATTTGAATCGTTATCTAGATTTTGTAGGTGAAGTTACCTCTGATGAAAGTAACAATGCTTTAATGTTGCACTCTCGGTTAACAGAGTTAAATAAAAAAGTAAACATTAGTTTACTTCTCACAGGAAGTATTGGACTTGCAAGTGAAGGAGGTGAGTTCAGTGAAATTGTTAAAAAATGCGTATTCCAAGGTAAACCTTTGGACGATGACACTATCTTTCACGCTAAAAGAGAACTTGGCGATATTATGTGGTATTGGATTAATAGTTGCCGAGCACTTGGTCTTGACCCTAACGAGGTGATTGAAGAAAACGTCCGCAAACTCGAAGCTCGTTACCCTGGAGGAAAGTTTGATGTCCACTACTCAGAAAACAGAAAAGAGGGTGACCTCTAAAACTGTTTGGAAAGACATCTGGTTGCCGCCTATAAATTTATGGACGGCTCCGTTATTGGAGAATTATCATGGAACATCCACTGATTGGCAGTCTAGCAGAACTCAAAGAAGAAGATCTGCAGACCAAAATATCTGAGCTAAATGCAAAACTACTACAAGCATATCGCATGGGTAATCCCCAGTTGATCAGTCAGTTGACCATGGCTTTGGAAACCTATCGTAACCATTATCAAGAAAGACAACGCCAGAATACCAAAGATTCTGGTCACGACGACAAGATCGATATATCATGAACGTAAGATTAGAACATCAATTTCAATTCACAGCAGGCACTTATCTTGATGATACGTTGCAAATGAACAACTACTACATCAAATTGGAAATGATAACACAGACCATAGATGGAGTAGAACAAAACATTGCACTAGACAGAATGAGACATATGATGTTTAATCATTTTCAAAACTGCGTGTTTGTAAACATCACGGATACAGATGCAATAGATCGTTTTCAAAGTGCTGACATAAATGTAGTTATATTACCTGAAACACCGGTTGATCAAATTATTGGAATCATGTTATATTGTAAAATGAATGCAATCATGCAGGATCGTTTGTTTATCACACAACTTAAAATTTCCAGTGACCTTGGACAGAATCTTTGGTACTTGCAAAACGAAGAAGAAGATGTAGGGCCATTTGAAGAACTAGGCTGGTGGCATACTGCTGACCCAAATACCTTTGAAAAAAACACAAACTATAGTAATATTATACGACTGCAAAAAACTGATAGTTGGCATGATTATCACCTGGAATGGGACGATGAACTGTTAATCAAAGACGACAATTCCACTGTGTTAGCATTTGGCAAAGATGAAAAAGAATAAGTTTGGCGAACTAGTTTTCTTAGAAAATGACATTGTTAATCAACTGATGATCAATGGCACTGTTCCAGATAACTTGATTGTTGAAGATGTTTCAGTGTGTTCTAACCAATTAGAAAAGGTTCCTGTATTTTTGAAAGCCACTGATGTCAGTGTATCTGTGGAAGATTTTGATACACAAAATCAAAGCAATTGGTACATGCCAGAGGAATACAAAAACTTTGATATTGCTGAATATGTGTTAGGATTATGTTCCACAAATGAACAACTACAAAGAGTCGGGAAAGAACTATTACTATATCAAGAAAAAAATTTATTTAATCTATTAAGATATTTAAAATATCTAGTGGACAAAATGAAACAAAACGGAATTATATGGGGTGTAGGACGTGGATCGAGTGTAGCAAGTTATGTATTATATTTGTTAGAAGTACATAGAGTTGACAGCATCTACTATGATTTAGACCCCGAAGAATTCCTTCGTTAAATACTCGCACAGATTTTAGGAGAAATCAATGGCTAAAAAAACTTATAAAACTGCACAAGGAAAAATTGTTGACCTTGGTGCTCTACAACTTCAAAACGAAACAGTTAGAGCAGTGGGTAACATGGGTGTAAATGCTCGAGGAGACAAACTTAATTCGAAAAACAAATCAATTGATTCTAGAAATGCATCAATTCGTCGCCACTATAAAAAACAAACAAGAACCAATGTTAGTAACGATGAAGTTGTAGATACCAGTATCAAAGCGAATCAATTTGAATCGAGTGTTAGTAACGATGCAATCGTACAACCACAGGCTGTGGCAGAAGATCCAGCTGTGGAATCTTCCAATGGTATTGGCGGTTTAGCAGATGCTATCGCTAAAGCAAAACAAAATGATTCTGAGGTTTAATATAATATGAAACTAGATGCAGGCGGTTCACAAAAATATTTACGTCCTTTGGAAGGTTTTAAAAAAATTAGAGCACTTCATGATGAAGTACTTGTTACAGATATGAATTTCGAAGCAGGTATGTCGGGGGGCGGTATTTTTTTGTTAGGTGATGACGGTAAGCAACGTGGATTACGAGCAAGATGGGCATTGGTATACGAAGTAGGACCTGAACAAAAAGATGTGAAAAAAGGTCAATGGGTCTTGGTTGAACATGGTCGCTGGACTAGAGGAATACAGTTTAAAAATCAAAACGGTGAATCACAAACATTAAGGAAAATTGATCCAGAATGTATGTTGTTATTAAGTGATGAAGATCCACGTGGGTATATAGAAACATTCAACCCGGATGAAATCGACACTGGCCCAGGTGTTCGTCATCGTCCAGAAGATTTTGGAGCAGGGCAATGAGAGATTCTATTGAGTTAGAACGCATTCGTATCAGCTTACGACAACTTGCTCATGCAGCCAAAGATGTTCACGAAACAGGTTTTGTCACAGTGCAATATAAAAAACAACTGGTAGAAATGAAATGGTTCATTGAAGACTTGTTAGATGATATAGGATATTTTGCTGGCGAAGAATCTTGGGAACAAGAAAGGTTAATTACTGTTCTAAGCAAGGAAAAACATCATGCCTGAGGCATTAACAGCAGTGGCTGCAATTTTCACAATCTGGGCACAAAGCAGTGTGCTAGCAGAAAACGGTGAATTTGATCGTTTTAAACAAGAACAACCAGTGGAACAACACGAAAACGAACTCGAAAGACAACGCAGGCAAACTGAAATATTACAAGCAGCTCTTGAACGGCGCGAACAAATTTTACTAGCAAATCAACGTATAATTTCACAAACAAAACTGTGAGGCAAATTTGTACAAAGATACTCGGATTACAATAGAGTCCAATAAACCAATCACCACGTTTTTATTGGAAGATTTGACTGGTAATTTGATCCCTGTATCTAACAATTCAACTGTGAGTTTACCCAATGAATGGATATTGCTACAGATTCCTTACAAAGGAGAAACGGTTGAAATAAATGAAATTTATATCGATGGTTGTCCGTTACGACAAGTATTGTATACAGGTTACTTTGAAAACGTACATGGAGAAAAATTTCAACCTGTAACTGCTGTATTTGAACCTGGTTGTTTTAAAATTTGGATTCATCCTAACGTTGGACACATGAAAGCCGAAATAATCAATCAGATTTCTAACAGTGATTACGGCAAGAACTTGTTTGAAAAATATCTGCTTACTGTGGATCGTCCTGTAAGCATTCCGCAAGACTTTACTGTGGAGCTACAACAATTTTTTGGACATGGAACTGGGCCAAGATGGTGGAATAAAAACAGCAAAAAACTGCCTTATATCGAATTGGATAATCCGTTGCTGTATACAATGCTAGATGATATTAATTTAGTCGAAGAACAATGTAATTTTTTCGACCCTATAAGTGAATATTCTCAAGGATGGAGCATAAAAAGTTGGATTAAAACATCAGTAAAGGATGCGGATCCAACAGAATTTGGTCATGGTAGTTTTAACGGCTTTGGCAAATATTTTTCAGCAATGGGATACAAGCAAATATTTTCATTTAACATTGCTAGTCTAGACCCAATGGGGTATATTCACATACACATTGATGATCACAGTGGCAGTAAAAATTTGAAACATATTCAAGGTGCAACTAAATTTTACCAAAGTTATAGCAATTCAGACAATGTGCATTTTAAACTCAACGGAGTTGGGTGTATCCCTATTCACAAACCTTTGCTTATTAACGTAAACATGTTTTCTCATGCTGTGGTAAATTTATCACCAGATAAAACCAGAAAAGTACTAGGTGTAACAGGTATATTATGAATCAAAACGAAGAACTGTTGGTTATTCTTATGGAAGAATGTGCCGAAGTTCAACAAGAAGCAAGTAAACTTATCCGCTTTGGTAGCGAAACCTGGGCGGATGTGTTAAACTTTGAGAAAGAAGTTGGTGACTTACTGTGCATGGTACAGTTGTGTTACGAATATAACTTGATCAGCGAGGATGCTATAATACAAGCCGCTGAAGCCAAACGTGAAAAACTAAAACGATGGAGTAATCTAATAAATGAAAGAACTGTGGACTGAAAAGTATAGACCACGCACAGTAGCAGATTATGTGTTCCGCGACGAAGAACAACGGGCACAGGTGCAAGGATGGATTAATTCAGGTGCTATTCCGCATTTGTTGTTTAGTGGAGCGCCAGGTGTAGGCAAAACCACACTGGCAAAAATCTTAATCAACGAACTAGAAATTGATGATTATGATGTACTAGAGATCAACGCAAGTCGTGAAAACAGCATTGACACTATTCGTGACAAAATTACAGGCTTTGTACAAACAATGCCGTTTGGCAAGTTTAAAGTGGTACTGTTAGATGAGGCAGACTACATTTCACCTAACGGACAAGCGGCCCTGCGCGGTGTGATGGAAACATATCATGCCAGTGCTAGATTTATTCTCACTTGTAACTATCCGAACAGAGTTATTCCTGCATTGCATAGTCGTTGTCAAGGATTCCACATTGAAAAAGTGGATCAAGTAGAATTTACTGCAAGAATGGCAACAGTGTTGGTAACAGAAGGTGTGGTGTTTGAACTAGACACATTGGACACTTATGTGAAAGCAACCTATCCAGATTTGCGTAAATGTTTGAACATGTGTCAGATGAACGCAACAGATGGCACACTAGCAGCTCCGCATGGCGACGAAGGGGGTAGCAGTGATTGGAAACTAAACGCAGTAGACTTGTTTAAAGCAGGACGTATTATCGACGCTCGCAAACTGATGTGTAGTAGTGTGCGTCCAGAAGAAATGGAAGACGTATTCCGTTGGATGTATGATAATCTTGAACTGTGGGGCGACTCTGCAGAAAAGCAGGATCAAGCAATTGTTACAATTAGACAAGGACTGGTTAATCACAGTTTTGTAGCCGATCCAGAAATTAATTTATCAGCAACACTAGTAGAGCTAACACAGATATGAGATACTTTGTAATTACTTTCATAAAACGTCCAACTGGACAGATTGATGAATCAACACAAACACTTAACAAACTAAAGACTCGCGATTTGCAAGAAGCAAATGTTATCCTTGACTTCAAAGAAGAACAGATTCTCAAATGCCGTATGACAGAAGGAAACATTCCTGTTGACTGGAACACAGTTGTTGGCTACTACAGCAAACACTACGGCGATACCTTTGCACAACTTGTGCGAGCAAATGCGGAGCTAGAACAAAAAGGTTGACCTTTTGGCGCATTTCGGCTATACTAATAATATAGAAATTAGGAGAGCTAGCAATGCAAACTGTAGAACTTGAAACCAAAAGTGCTGGACGTTACGCTTATTTTGCTGCACAAGATGCTGCTGTAAAAAGCTATGCCGCTAGTACTCACTATACTAGCCAGCAAAAACTAAATGCGGAACGCAAAAAGCTAGTACTGGAAATGGCCTATTACGGCGAAGTACACATCAACTATCGTAAAAAGTTTGTTGCTCTTAAAGTTGTAAACACCAACGTTCAAAACCGCAAACTGTTAGCAGAACTAGAACAGGATTTTGCAGAGGAAAACATTGCCCGTGTTATCACAGCACAAGGTATTGTTTATCGTATTCCAAAAAATTAAAAAAAAGGTTGACCAAAACTGCGTTTTCGGGTATACTGTATATAACAGTTAGGAGATAGGCAAATGAACTTAAACGAAATGATGAAGATTGCAGAACGTGGTCATGAGTTTATCGATTACATGAATATGTTTTACAGTCTAGATCATGATGGTGTTTACGCCGAAGAGATGGACTTCAGTCATGAAGAAATTGTTGACGGTATCAACGAATACTTTAAGAATCCAGAATACTTGAAAGACGTTATGAAGT